GCTCCGCTATGTGCGCAAGTCGATGGAGATATCTGGTTCCCCGAACAGGGTGGAGACCATAGAACTATCAATATGGCAAAGAAACTTTGTCACCAGTGTCATCATAGAATCGAATGCGCCGAATGGGGTATTCAGAATGAACGTTTCGGAATCTGGGGCGGTACTACCGCAGCAGATAGAAACATTATCCGTCGCAAGAGAAAGATAAAATTACCGAGGGAGAAAAGTGCTTAAGCTATCCCGAGCTTGGAGCAGTGTTACAACTAAGGCAACTCCGTTGCCTGAAGTATGGACGGACTTAAACCAAAAACAGATTAAGTTCCGGCGCGGTCAAGTGTGTATGGTTGCCGCTGCACCTAACGCTGGAAAATCTATGTTTGCTTTGGTCTATGCAATCCGAGCAAAGGTACCTACACTTTTCTTCTCAGCAGATACTGATACTGCAACGGTGATGATCAGAGCTGCCTCAGCGCTGTCAGGCCACAGCCAACTCAGCGTTGAGGCTCAGCTTCAAACTAATGCCAATGCATATAAAGACAGACTTAAAGATATGTCTCATATCCAATGGGTCTTTGATTCATCACCATCACTTGATGATATTGAACTAGAAGTCAAGGCTTATGTTGAACTCTATGGTATTGCACCAGAGTTAATAGTCATAGATAACCTGATGAATGTGGTAGCAGAACACGATAACGAGTGGGCTGGTCTTCGTCAGATTATGATGGAGTTGCACGATATGGCTAGAAAGACTGAAGCCTGTGTGATGGTACTGCACCACGTATCAGAGCAGAGTGAATATGGCGATACAACAAAGCCACCTGCACGTAGAGCAATCCACGGAAAGGTAAGTCAACTACCGTCATTGATTCTTACTCTTGGCTATAGTCCAACAGAGGGAACTCTTAGAGTTGCCCCAGTTAAGAATCGCTTTGGTCCGATGTATGCCAATGCTGATGAACACGTAGCTCTATTCGTTGACTATGCTACTTGTCGTATTGAGAATGTAGATGCGATAGGCAGGATGGTTAGGCACGCAAATCCGTTGGTGAAGTATTGAGACTTAACGATATCTTTGACCGAATAGTGGTCATCAATTTAGATTCCAGACCGGATCGGATGGAAGCCTTTGATGAGCAGGCTAAAAAATATGCGCTCGAATACATAAGATTCCCAGCGGTTCCTGCTAATCCACCATCACTACCGCCGACTTGGGCTTGCAAAGAAAGCCATAAGTCTGTAATCAAACAAGCAGTAGAAGATAACGTTAAGAGATTGTTTGTCTTTGAAGATGATGCTTTGTTTGTAGAAAACTTTAACGAGAAACTAGGTGAGTTATACAAGGAACTACCTGAAGATTGGGATATGTTTTACCTAGGAGCTTGGCATCTGGAGTATGAGAAGTACAAGGAGGGGCTGGTAAAGATGAAAGATAGTTACTCAGCTCACGCCTACGGAATCAATGAACATTATTTAGATGATGCATTCTCTGCAGTCTATAAACCAAAGCCTATTGATATTGCTTTATCATCTAAACATCCACACATTAAAGCCTATTGTGCTAAGCCAGCGCTAGTAGGTCAGACACCAGGCTATTCAAATATAGAGAAAGAATACCGAGACGTAACGGAGCATTACCTATGAATCCTAATCTAGTAATAATCCCAGCAAGAGGCAGACCTGATAAGGCTAAGATTGCATTTGATGCACTAAAGCAGTTCAGTAAAGTCTCAGACTTTATGATTGGTCTTGATGATGATGACGCTGATAATTACCCAGAGATTGAAGGTGTAATCAGAGAGGTCAACCCAAGACTAAAGATGAATGGAACTCTGAATCTATTGGTATCTAAGTATCAGGATAAGTACGAGACCATTACATTTATGGGTGATGATCATATAGTTAGAACTGAGAACTGGGATGGCTTGCTCTATCAAGGAATCAAAGAGCGAGGCTATGGTATCTCTTATGCCAATGATTTATTCCAAGGAGCTAACCTGCCGACTATGGTAATGATGTCTACCAACATCAGTAAAGAGTTAGGCTTCTTTGCTCCACCTAAACTGATTCATTTATTTATGGATAATTTCTGGAAGGTCTTTGGTCAGGTAACTGATTGCCTTACCTATCATCCTGACGTAATCGTTGAGCATATGCATTATATGGCTGGCAAGTCACAGTCAGATGCACAGTATCTAGAGGTTAACTCATCAGATGTATCTAACCACGACGCTTTGGCATTCAAAGAATACGCAGAGACTCAACTAAAGGATGATGCAATCAGGGTACTAATGGCGGTGAGCAAATGAAACAAGTAATTATTACTGGGGATAGAGGCTTTGTAGGTAGATACTTCTGGAAGAAACTCAATGATGGCAACTGGAATATCATCGGAGTAGATAAGAAGGATGGCGGAGATGACTGCCGATTCTTCTTTAAGCATTGGAATAGATCAGTAGATTTAGTTATACACTTAGCTGCCATCGTAGGTGGACGTGAATCCATCGAAGGTCGTCCACTTGCGGTAGCAGATAACTTCAGTATTGACTCTGCATTCTTTCAATGGTGTATGAGAACCAAACCTAAGAAGGTAGTTTACTTTTCAAGTAGTGCTGCCTATCCAATATCTTTACAGACAGAAGAGCGTCACGTTAAACTATCTGAAACTATGTCCTCTTGGGAGCATAGTCGTATGCCTGATATGACCTATGGTATGAGTAAGTTAGTTGGAGAATATCTTGCATCATTTGTAGAGAACGTTCATATCTTTAGACCATTCAGCGGATATGGTACAGACCAAGACTTAACTTATCCGTTCCCAATGTATGTCAAGCGAGCGCTTGATAAGGCAGATCCGTTTGAAGTCTGGGGTCCTGGCACACAGACCAGAGACTTTATTCATATAGAAGATATTGTCAATGCAGTTATGGTTGCAGTTGAAGAAGGAATTACTGAGCCAGTTAATCTTGGTTGGGGTAGGTCTACATCATTCTTAGAGTTAGCTCAGATGTGTATGGATGCAGTTGGATACAAAGGTGAGATAGTAACTAGACCAGATAAGCCTGTTGGTTGTATGCATCGCGTATCAAACAATACAAAGATGCTCTCGTTCTATACTCCGAAGATTACTTTGGAAGAGGGAATCGCCAGAGCTGTTAAAGGTATTCTGTAATGGAGTGGAAGTTCTTTGATAAAGAATCTGAGTTCACTACTGCAAGGTGGTATCAAGATAGAGATGCAGCGCATCATCTAGAAGAGTCAGACCATAAAGAACGTCTAGTTAATTCTGCTTGGCTAGTACGTCAAGCAATAGAACTAGGTGCTAAGACTGCTGTTGATTTAGGTTGCGGTGATGGTGGTCTGTTGCAACTATTAAAAGATATGGATATTAAGTCTTGGGGTTATGACTTGATGCCAAAGAATGTGGAGTATGCAGTCAACGTCAGAGGTGTTGATGCTAGATACACAGACTTTAACTCTGATGATATTGAGTATGCAGACTTGGCTATTATGACTGAAGTCTTAGAACATATGACAGATCCACATAAGGTAGTAAGAGAACTGCCATCTAAGTTTATTATTGCAAGCAGTCCATACAATGAAACAGATAAGAACCATTACGAGTTTCATCTCTGGGCTTGGGATAAAGATGGATATGATTCACTCATTACTCAAGGTGGCTACCGAATAGTTAATAAACTTTACTCAACAGGATGGTCACAGATAATCCTAGGAGTCAGAGATGAGTAGCTATAACAAGCAAAAGGGAGCCAAGTTTGAGACTGATGTTATGAAATATCTACGCAAACTAGGACATTTTGCTGAGCGTTTGGCTAAAGCTGGGTCATCAGATGAGGGTGATATCGTCACCATAATCGCAGGTCAGACCTATATTTTGGAATGTAAGAACCGTAAGAAGATAGACTTACCCGCCTTTTGGGATGAAGCGCGGGTTGAAGCAAAGAACTATGCGAAGGCTAGAGGAATCTCCGTCACTCCGCTGGCCTTCGTTATAGTTAAGCGTAAGAACAAAGGCATTGAAGATGCTTGGGTAGTACAAGACTTAAATCAATGGTTAATAGATAGGAGTAAACAATGAACGAGTATGCTCAACAATGGTGGACAAAAGAAAGTCCTAGTTTTTCTTATCGTTGCGATTGCGGGATTATGATTACAGGACAAAGTGAAAAAGGTTTACATACTTTAATAAAGAGACACAAAGAAAAAGGAATATTCCATCAAGAATATAAAGGAGTTGAATATGCCAACACCACAAGGTGAGATAACATCAACAGAAACAATTAAACCGAAGGAAGAGAAGAAGGAAGATAAGTGATCTGCGAGGACTGTATGACTGCCGGTAGTTTTAATACTGCTACTGAATATAAAAAGGCAGAGAACTTTCACGACAAATGTAAAGGAGACTGTACTTGTCAACACAAGACTGGTCCAGGGTGGTACGTAAAACAAGGAGAAAAGGCTCCGTTGATACGAGTACAATCTCCATAATAGATATCGTCAGGTTCTACGGAGGGGAAGTCAGAGAAGGACGCAACGTTTCAGTTCGTTGTTGCATCCACAATGACACAAGACGTAGCGCTGTGATAGATACATATGGCAATTTATATTTCTGTCACACTTGCGGTAAGGGTGGCACAGCAGTAGATGTAATAATGGAGAAGGAAGGGATAGGTTTCAAAGATGCAGTCGAGCGTGCAGGTGAAATCCTTACTGGAGTCGGCACAGCATTACGCACAGAATCTAAGCGCAGAGGCCGTGCAGTACCTAGAAGGACGTGGGATACCTGAAGAGGTAGCTCATCAGTTTATGTTGGGTACTATCACAGACCCAGCACCAGGTCACGAGATGCACGAGGGCTGGCTATCTATTCCATACATAACAGTATTAGGTCATTGTGTTGGCTTTAAGTTCCGCAGATTAGATGATGGCAAACCTAAGTATGGATCACCGCTAGGTCAGAAGAGTCATCTCTATAATGTTTCAGATATAACTTTAGATACAGCAAGCATTGTGGTATGTGAAGGTGAGTTAGATGCGCTAGTTTTATCAGGACTATGCAACATACCAGCAGTAGGTGTGCCAGGTGTGACAGCTTGGAAGCCACACTTTGCAAGATTGTTCACCGGTTTCGACACGGTTTATATTGTCGGAGATAATGACGTTAAAGAAGATGGTTCTAACCCAGGTGCTGAGTTCGCTCGGCGTGTCGCTAGTGAGTTAACAAACGGACAAATAGTATCATTGCCACCTAATATGGACATCAATGAACTATACCTGTCAGAAGGACCTGATGCTTTAACGCAACTACTAGGAGGAGTGCGATGAATGAGCAAGAAAAAGNNAAAAGGATCTCCAAGAGGCAGCAACATTATTGATGGATATGGGGATGATAATAGTCTCGATAGATTACAAGAGTGGAACGATTACCTGCAAGCCAATCCCAACGCGAAAGTAGTAGACGATGAGTTTATTACTAATGTCTGGAGAGTATTAGATTCTGCAGGAAACTTACTGATTCGTAAGCACCACGACTACGGTCCAAAGAATGTAGCTCACTCACCTGGTGGTCCTCTTAATGGGTTGCGGGTTAGAATGTGGGATAAGGTAGCAAGGATTAATAATTTAATTGATAGCAAGGTCAATCCATCTAATGAATCTTTAAGAGATTCCTTTGTAGACCTGCTGAACTACAGTGCCATTGCAATTATGGTACTAGATAAGACTTGGCCAGAGCTACGCAATGACTAATACATTTACATTTCCTAATGGGGATGAAATTCCTATAGAGCACTATGAATACATTGAGAAGTTTATTCGCAATCAAATTGCTAATGACTTAGAGAAGCAGGCATTTGACGCAATGATAAGTAATGAATACAACTTCAATGATACTGCTGTCCGTGCCAAGACTTTCTATTATGCTGCTCAATATGTTAGAGGTTTATCTAATGACTAAGAAGAAAGAATGGAGTCCATATAAAGCGGCTCTTCGTCGTAAGAAGATAGCAGAAGCAAAGAAGATTAAGGCTGCCCGATACGTAGATGAGATGAATAAGAGAGCCAATGAACAGTCAACTACACCCAGCATTCTTTGAGATAGTACCTGCTGTAGCTACAAGTATCTACCGAAGGTATCGCCAATGGGTAGAGAGAGAAGACGTGAATCAGGAACTCTATGCCTGGGCTATGTCTAGAGCGGATCACTTTGCAGAGTTATTAAATGAAGAGAACCCAGTTCAGCGGGTCATTAACGAGAAGCGTATCTCTTGGCAGATGCGCCGTCACGCAGAACGCTACGCTAGAAAAGAGAAGGCTAAGAAATCTGGCTATCAGATAGGCGATGAATCTTTCTATGACACAGTAGTACTAGGTCAGTTGCTACCTCACGTCATAGCCTCAGTTGTAGATGGAACTGTATTAGAACAAGCACAGAATCTAATCAACGATGGACAACCACGCAAGCCCTCAGCACCAGCAGAAGGTGGCAATCTGCTTGCTATCTTGATAGATATAAAGAAGGCTTACCTAAGATTAGATGTGAGCGATAAAGATATTCTTATTAAGAGATACCACGAGAGCCTAACCTTAGAGGAGTTGGGTGAATATCTAGGCTGTGCCACTTCTACTGCCGATCGTAAAGTTAATAACGCTATCCGCAGGCTACAGAATTTACTAGGCGGAGAAAGTCCTTGGCAATAATGAAAGAACAAGACCTCTTTGATTATCTAAAAGACAAACACTTCCCCGATTTAGAAAAGAGTGAAGGGGCTTATGATTCCTTTGACTGCACCACATTAGATAAAGGTTTATACATAGAATTAAAGTGTAGATATACACACTATCCTGACCTATTAATTGAAGAGATGAAATACCGCAGGCTAATCAACCAGGCTGGACCATTGACTCCGTACTACATCAACTCCACACCGCAAGGTATCTGGGGTTTTGATTTATCAAGAGTACCAGAGCCAACTTGGAGTGAGCGTCGAATGCCAGCGACTACAGAGTTTACTGATACTAGAAAGATTATGAAGCTCGTAGGTTTTCTCCATTTAGATTATGGTTTGGTCTTATGACTGAAGGATTCTATAAGACTGATACTTTCAAGACTTCTAACGATGACACTTGGACTACACCTAGAGATTTCTATGATAAGTTGAATGATGAGTTTCACTTTGGTTTAGATGCGGCTGCACTTCAAGCATCCACTCTAGTTCCTGATAACTGGTATGGACCAGATCATCCAGAGGTCACACGCAAAGATGCTTTCAAAAGACTATGGCATCTTGACTCTTTGAATAAACCTATTTGGCTCAACCCTCCATACGGCAGAACTATCGGTGACTGGATGAAGAAGGCTAACTCTGAGTCTATGTCGGGGGGGGTAGTGGTCTGCTTGGTTCCAGCTAGAACTGATACTAATTGGTGGCACGATTACTGTATCCAACACGAGGTTAGATTTATTAGAGGTCGTCTAAAGTTTGGTAATCAAAAGAACTCAGCACCATTTCCTTCTGCTGTTGTGGTGATGAGATGACCTATGAATACAGATGTAATAAGTGTTCAACTACCTCCTTCGTTGAACGCTCTATCCACGCTGAGTCAAGCACACCCTCTTGCTCTGACTGTGGCGAACTGATGAATAGAGTCTGGTCTTCGCCCCCTCTCTCGTTCCGAGGATCAGGCTTCTATTCAACTGAGAAATAAATAAACCGCCGGTTAGCACTCTTGGTCCGGCGGTTTATCTTTACTGACCGGAAAGGTTTAGTCAGTAATTCCTTGCATCAACCACTCTACCACAGGCACAGCTACAGCATTACCCATTTGCTTATACCTGGTTGAATCTGAGTGACCTTCTGTCCAGTTATCAGGGAATCCTTGTAGTCTTTCACATTCAACAGGAGTAAGTCTTCTGACCTGATTAGTAGAAACCATAGGTGTATTCAACCCACCTGTTCCCATAAAAGCTGTCAAAGTATTTATAGTTTCCTTTTGTATTCTTACTCCATCAAAACGATGCGGATGAAATACAATAGTTGTTGATCTAATATCACCATTATCAAAGGCATTCAAGGTAGGTACAACTCCTCCTTCTATCCAAGTTTCAAAGTCAGTATCACTCTGCGCTCTGCGTGCTTTGTTGAACCAAAGCATTATGCAAAACTTCCGGTAAGTTCTTCCCTCTTCGGGTTGCTCTGCGTAGTATTCCTTCGCACGCCTTCGCGCTCAAATAATACTTTGAAGATACGCTCTGGTCCTCCAGTACGGCTGCCAACGATGAAGACTCTGCGCCTGCGCTGGGGTACTCCAAAGTATTGAGCATCAAGCACTCGCCACCCGACACTATACCCGAGTTCGGCCATTTCCCCGAGAACAATTCCAAAGTCCTTCCCTCCGTTAGAGGATAATAAACCAGGGACATTTTCGAGGATGAACCATTCTGTTTGCGTTTCTTCCACAAGTCTTCTAATCTCCCAGAATAACCCGCTTCTTGCGCCAGCAAGGCCAGCCCTTTTTCCAGCCACGCTGAGATCTTGGCAGGGGAATCCTCCGGTAATGATTCCTTTTGTTGGTGTAAATCCTGCATCTATCAAGTCCTTTCCTGTTATCTGTTGAACATCTGTAAATTGTTTTGATTCAGGGAATCGTTTAGCCAGTACCTCGTTGCACTTCTTATCTATCTCAACTGTGGCTACAACTTTGATTCCATTCCTAGTCATAGCTAAGTCAAAGCCACCGACTCCTGCGAATAGTGATACGCCTGTTAGCATTCTTCCTCCTTAGTAGTATCCGTGTCTTTGATGAAAGTTCCACGCTTTACAAGGAGATTCGTAACGGCTATGAATGTATCTAAGGCCGTGAAGTATCTGGATTCTAGGGTTTCTACTTTTCTCTCTAAGTCGTTGAGCAATTCCGAAAGCTGAACTACCTTGTTGGTTGGTTGCGTAGTGATCAAACCTGCTCTCCTTGGTCCATAAAGACTTGAGGCATCGCCACTGACTTCCGTGCCAACCAAACGCAGCTTTGGCGTAGGCTCTTGCGGTTCGCTTGTTCTCACGCTTCTCCTCCCAACTTGCGTGCTTTGAGATTATCGTTGCCGGTTTGTCCGAGGGAAACTTTACTTCCCCTGTTGGGTGCGTTAGTACTGTCATCAGTAGCCATAGTGCGCCCAGATAAATCAAGCCACGCTTTACCTTCTGCCTCATCTCTTGCCCTCTCCTCATCTAATAGTTCTCTGTATCGCTCAGGGTTCTCCTGTCCTAAGCGGCGCAAAGCCCTATCCCTAACTCTTCGATAGTTCCGGTAGTGAATTGCCTGGTTGATAGCGGTCTTGGTTCTGCGGTCAAGGTCTGTCATTGATCTTATCCTCCCATACTATCAAGAGATAAGCGAGTAGGGTGACGGCTAATACAGCTATAAAAATCATTTCACCACCCTAAACTTTCTCCCACCAAAGGATTCTGTGCATAGAATTGTGGCTCTGATTAGCTGAGTGACCTCGATAGGGCTATCAACTAGCCGGTAATCATCTTCACTCTCGGTATTCCATACCGATACCTGCACCTTGGCGTTGGGTGTTCTGTTGTACCACTCAACCGCCTCGTATGCGCTCTCTCCTCCCCACACTATATCGCTTTCGCTATCCATTACTTCATAGAATTGGGTCAGTTTCACGCGTTCTCCCCTCTCAATAGTTCTTTTACATCTTCCAATTTATCTGAGGCAGTTTGTCCCTCGTTATCAACAATAGACCGTAATAAATCTATTAGATTCTCTTTAGTCATACCCTCTCCCTCTTTGATTATGCTAACGGCTTGACTTACTTTGTCATACTCCCCGTCAAACTCCCAATTACTTATGGCAATTTCTAGGGCTTCTCGTATCAAACTATCCATTAGCTTTTTCCTCCTGATACTTGATTAGATTCACTTCGTTCAACGCATTGACCATACGGAATAGGTTCTTGACAGCTTCCCCATTATTTCCATTAGTCATCTGATCTACGGCAAGGTTCTTACATAGGTTAGCCTTTGCCTCGTAGTATTCCTTAGTTGGCTTACTCATTATTTTTCTCCCTCGTTTATTAGATACGCACGAGCCTCATACAAGGCATCTAGTAGATACTTTGCTTCTGGTTTAGTGCCGTCCTCATATCCGTCTATTGCTTCCTCGCATAACACGATTATGTCCTCTTTAGTCATTAGTGTATGTCCTTTCCTAAGTGTTCCTCTAATGCTCTCACTAAGTCGTTTATTGCAGGCTCATAAGGTCGCACCTTTGCCTTGACATCTTCCTCCCCGCACGCCGTTTGAGCGTGCGTTGCTAGTGTTCTCTCGCTAAAGCTCCAACCACATACTCCACACTTTGGGGTCATTTGTAGTCGCAATCTCTATCAGTAGTGCCACACGCAGGACAGGTAGCCATAAAGCACCCCTCCTCGTGTCCTTCTATGTCGCAATCTTTCCACTCCCACTCGCTAGACGGAACACACTCCATTTTAGTTTTCACTTGTTGCCCTCTCTTTCGCTTGCGTAGATTCCTCTAACCTCCACCTTATAGGCAGAAGAGTTATCTAATCCGTTGAGGATTTCAATAGCCTCCTCTAGATTCCTCGCTCTAATTGCGTAGGTTTCTACCTTCTCCAGTTCATAGGTTCTCACTTATTGCCCTCTCCTTCTAGTTTGTAGCACTTCTCAAAGCTTCCGATACAGTAGCCGGAATCTGTCCAATGGATCGATGTTGCGGCTTTATAGATACCAAGCACGAATGCCAGGCAGATCACGAGAACAGCGACGGCGAGAAACCTCTCGCCCCTTCTTGTCAGCTTCACGCGCCCACCTCTTCCTCTTCCATAATTGAAGAGAGAAAGCCTTCAGCTATCTCCCACCACTCCACGCGATAAAGCGAGCCGATGTCATCTCGCATTGTTTGCAGAGCGTCGGGCATTTCTGCGCCGTACTCTTGACGATAGGCGCGAAAGTCTAGGAGATTCTCCAGCCACTCCTTTAGATTATCCGCAAGAATCCTCGTGGCGTTTAGTTTGTCCTCTTTCATCGCACCTCTTGCCATTTCGATGACCTCGTTTTGTAGCCCTTCGTCGTTCTCTATCCATAGATTAGCTGCCCACGTTTCGCGGTTCTTCCAGCCGTTGTACTCTTGCATTGTTTCTACCTTTCCGTTGTGGAGGCTAGTTCCTCCCCTCCTCCTATGGTATGCGCACCCATAGGAGAAAGGCAAGCACTAGGGGAGCTTTTCGTATCTTTCGCCGATTCTGATCAGATCGTCTTCGGCTTGTTCAATTTGGCGGAAATGGTATCGAAGAAGATAGAGCTGTGAAGAATCAAGATTTTTTCCCACAATTTCGCAAACCTTCTCTATGCTGGAAGTTCTTAGATTTTCCGCCTTTTCCTCTTGCTTTAGTAGGCGGTCTTTTGCTTGCTCTAGCCAGTTGCTAGTTTCCATTTGTTTATCCTTTCCTAGTTGGTTGGAGGTTTAGCCCCTCCCCACCTCCCACCGGCTAACCGGTGAGAGATAGGCAAGATCTAAGCTGAAGTAATGGCGGTGCTTAGGTAGTGCTTGTAAGCGTCTTCGGTGTATTTCATAGCTTCTCGCCTTGTCGTAAAGGTGAGCGTCTTGCGGCCGCTATCGCTATAGATTCCGACACAGACGCGGTTTTTATTCCATAACCGGAAAGGGGCATACGCCCCGCGGTCTATCTTTTCTACACCGAAAGGTGCGCCCTCTATCTGCCACACATAAGGGTTATTTGGATCTAATTGCCAATTCATCTTTCTGCCTTTCCTTGTTCGGCGTTGTTGCCGATAGGAGAAAAATACCACCTATTGGTGTCTATGCCCCATATATTTAGATGAACAATAGATGAACAATAATCCACAAGGTTATCCACAACCTGTTGATAAACCTGTGGATAAGTTAGATCCATCTAGAGCTGTGATGAATCGATGAGGGCCAGGCAGGAGGCAGTAGATCTGCGGCCGCGATAGCTAGAGCAGGGCGCAGCTAGCCAGTTATTTATTAGGGCGAGAGAGTGCCAGAAGGGGAGCACGCCCTCCACAACCTAATCAAGAGAGGAAATAAAGAAGCAGGGGCAGGGCAGATAGGGGCGGGGGTATCTGCCCTACGCAGGAAACGGACGCGGGGGTGTTAAATCGCGGGCGGGCGGTACACGTACTCCCCCAATAAAAATCTGCACTAAATTGGGGTCGTACGTTTTGTCCGTATTTATACCATTAATTTGTGAAGTCTATCACAAATTTATACCGAATGCGGGAAATGCCTAAAATTTCCCGCCTACTATACAGTAGAGGGATATACAGCGGGAAGAGGTATATCCCGATGGGCTACGCTTGCGCTACGCCCTCTAGGGCGGAGAGCAGACTTACCCCTCACTTCGCTGTAGCTCGCTCGGGCGCTAAAGCCCGAAGAGCGAGGTACGTGAAGTGCCCAGCACTTCTTTTAGTTGGGTGTAATAGATCATCCGCCGATAATAATATTTAGGAGCCTGATGGCTGAGAACACCGCCGATATCGCAAAGCGAGTGATACTCGCGGCGGTAGCCGAAGGTATGACAGTAGAGCAAGCAGTAGGTTCTGCTGGCAAATCTATGAAGACCTATGAGTACTACCGCAGGACCGATAGGTCCTTTGCAGATAAGATGGATAGAACTAGGCTAGGCTTAAAAGAGAAGACCTACGCCTCAGCAGATGTCCACGACATCGACTTCGCAGAATTTAGAAAACGCTTTTTACATCAAAATACTTTTAAGCACCAACAGAATCTGGTAGATGTTATAGAAGGGCGTCAGCCCTCTTGGTTACACCCCTCTATGAAATATGAGAAGGGTACTGCTGATAACCGCATCCTTATCAATATTCCACCTAACCACGCCAAGTCAATTACGATAACCGTTGACTATGTGACCTGGAAGGTCGCTCAGAATCCAAACTTTAGAGTTCTTATAGTAAGCCAAACCCAGCAACTAGCTGCAGACTTTCTCTATGCTATTAAGCAAAGACTTACCCATCCGATGTATGAAGACCTGCAGACCGCTTATGCAGCAGGCGTTGGCTTTAATTCTAAGACAGCTTCTTGGCAGGCTACCCGAGTAGTCTTCGGTGATGAACTAAGAGAGTCTTCTGAGAAAGACCCAAATATTGAGGCTGTCGGTATCGGCGGTCAGATTTACGGTAAACGTGCAGATATGATCATCGTAGATGATGCTGTTACCTTAAAGAACGCAAATGAGTTTGAGAAGCAGATTCGCTGGCTCACTCAAGATGTTCGCTCCCGTCTTAACCCAACTGGTAAGTTGGTAGTTATTGGCACTCGCGTATCCGCTATAGATTTATATAAAGAACTCAGGAATCCAGACCGTTACCCAGGCGGCCTTGTCCCTTGGACATATCTGGCTATGCCAGCTTTACTTGAAACCAATGAGGACCCCGCTAAATGGGTTACGCTCTGGCCTTATTCAGACCAGCCCTTTGATGGTCAAAAAGAAGAAGATAAGACCGAAGATGGTTTCTATCCTCGTTGGCACGGACCGCATCTATTTAATGAACGTCAAGCTATGGATGCCCAGACTTGGGCATTGGTTTATCAACAGCAAGATGTATCCGATGATGCAATCTTTGATCCGGTCTGTGTGAAGGGTTCTATAGATGGAATGCGAAAAGCAGGACGTTTGGTACCTGGCAATCCTGGTCACCCCAAAGACCTCAATGGTTTCAGTTTCATCTGTGGTCTCGACCCAGCGATGGTCGGAGATACAGCAGTTGTTTGTTACGCGGTTGATCGTATCTCTCATAAGAGGTACATTGTTGATGCTGCTAAGATTACGCGTCCTACCCCTGCTCAAATCAGGCAGCTTATTACCGATTGGACTAATCTTTACACTCCAACCGAATGGATTGTTGAGCGTAATGCATTTCAGTCCTTCCTTACCCAAGATGAAGGAATTAGACAGTTCCTTGCTACCAAAGGCGTTCTCCTAAGAGAACACCATACTGGTAATAATAAATGGGATGCAGGCTTTGGTGTGGCATCTATGTCTACCTTGTTTGGTACAAAACAGGCAGACGGTAAGCATCATAGAGATAATCTAATTCATCTGCCATCAGATCAAACAGAGAATATTAAATCTTTAATAGAACAACTTATTACTTGGTCTCCTACGACCAAGGGTAAAACAGATATGGTAATGGCTCTCTGGTTCTGTGAGATTAGAGCAAGAGAGATGCTCAACACAGGTCTACATCAGAAGCATCACATTAACAATCCTTTCCTCTCCAGAGCCGAGCGCAACAAGAGGATAGTAGTAAACATCGACAGTCTGCTCGCCGAGCAAGAACGTCAATTCATTTAAGGAAGATAAATGTTAAATTCCAAAGAAGTCATAGCGAAGGTAGCACGCCTTCAGACTAAGTATGCAAAGCGCGATCAGCGTATGCGCGACGTTCTATCCGTGCGTCAAGGAGATATCTCCAAGGTCTACCCTGCTATGTTCTCTGAGGATTATCCAAAGCCTCTAGTTGCAAATTTTATTGATGTTGCAGCACGCGACTTAGCAGAAGCTATGGCACCACTACCAGCCTTTGAATGTTCTGCTACCAATATGGTTTCTGATGCAGCTCGTAAAGCAGCAGATACCAGAACTCGTATCGCTAACTATTATGTAACAGCAAGCGACCTGCAGATTCAGATGTACTCTGGAGCAGATTGGTTTAATACCTACGGAATGTTGCCTGCGATTGTGGAGATGGATTATGAAACCAATAACCCGCGTATTCGTCTACTTAATCCGTTTGGTGTTTATCCGGAAATCGATAGATTCGGTCGGTGCATCTCGCTCACTCAGGTTGTTATCTCAGATGCAGAAACTATCGCATCACAATACCCAGAGTTCGCAAGAGATATTATAGGAAGAAACTCTTATCTACAGAACTCCCCATATGTATCGCTCGTTAGATATCACGACAAAGACCAAGATTTAATCTTCCTTCCAGAACGTAATAACTTAGTTCTATCTAATATTCCTAATTCAATAGGTAAGTGCCTAGCATCTGTTGCAGTACGTGCATCTCTAGATGGCGAAGCACGCGGTCAGTTTGATGATGTTCTAGCGGTACAACTTGCTCGTGCGCGTTTTGCTGTGTTGCAGATTCAAGCAGCAGAAAAATCCATTCAAGCGCCGATTGCGATTCCGCAGGATGTCCAAGAACTTGCACTTGGCCCTGATTCAATTATGCGTTCTGCTAATCCCCAAGCAATTCGCAGAGTGCCGCTAGAACTTCCACCAGGAGTCTTTGCTGAATCTGGTGTTCTAGAGCGAGAACTACGCTTAGGTTCACGCTATCCAGAAGTTAGAAGCGGAAATCTTGATGCATCTGTTGTTACTGGTCGCGGCGTTCAAGCGCTACAGGCTGGTTTTGATACTCAGATTCGCTCAGCTCAAGCACAGTTTGCTCGTCTATTTACAGATATGGTAGCGCTTTGCTTTGAGGTAGATGAAAAAGTATTTGGCAATATGACCAAAGAAATTCGTGGCTCTGAAGATGGCACACCGTTTTCAATGAAGTACATCCCATCAAGAGCCATCGGTGGAGAATATGGCGTAGATGTACGCTACGGAATTATGTCCGGTATGGATCCAAATAGAGCAATCATTGCATTGCTTCAGATGCGTAGCGATAAATTAGTTTCACGCGATTATGTACGTCGTGAAATTCCGATGGAGCTAAATGTCACTCAAGAAGAACAACGTGTTGATATTGAAGAGATGCGCGATTCTCTTCGCGTTGCTGTTGCTCAGTATGCCCAAGCTATTCCAGCGCTTGCTGCACAAGGTCAAGATCCTTCTCAGATTGTTTCTCGAATCGCCGAGGTAATCAAGGGTCGTCAAAAAGGTAAAGCGTTAGAAACTATTGTTCAAGAAGTATTCCCAGAGCCACAGGCTCCAGAGGTCCCAGAAGAAATGATGGGCGCACAAGTTCCAGCAGCAGGTATGGCCCCAGCCCCTGCCTCGCAGCCAACTCCAGAAATGACGACTGGTGCGGCCCCTGCTGCTGGCGCTCGTCCCGATATACAAAGTTTGCTCGCGCAAATCGCAGGTTGAGCATAGCCGAAGGAGGTGCTAAATGAAAAAAGGTGGACGTGCTGCTGCATCTATGCAGAAGCCAACAGAAGGCAAGAAAGACACATCAAAGCCGAAAGGCGGAGAAGTGAAGTTCGGATATGCCCCTGCCGGACGTAAGGGCAAGAAGGCTTAAGTTATTTAATAACGAGAGGATAGAGCGTGAACAAAAAACCAAATTATGTTCCACGCTCTATTCGTCTCGCTGATGTATTAGTAGTTTTTGCAGGATTCTTTCATAATTTGATTACAGCATTTCACGTATTTACAGATGAACTTTTAGAATTAGCGACATATAACGCAATCCGCAAGACTGAAGTAAATCAGGCTTGGGAACAATTTACACAAGATTTAGAGACAATGGAGGATGGTAATGGCTAGAGGCCCATTAGCAGGAGCATCAGGTCCTGGCAAGTTCTCCAAGAGAACAGATATGAATTTGCCTTCACAGGCATATGGCGAAGGCGTTGAGACAGCCGCTATTAAAGCAGGCGCTCCGCTAGCCAAGACTCCAGATGTACGTGGATTACCTGCATCACAAGTACGTGAAGCAGTAAAAGTAACTCCACTATTTGCACCAACAGAGCGTCCAGATGAACCAATCACAACTGGTATTCCAATGGGTGCTGGTGCAGGTCCTGAAGTATTAGGTATTAATCAAGTACGTCGACAAGCACGTTTATCAGATGCTTTAGCACAGATGCTTCCTTATGATACAACTGGCGAGATTACTGTCTTGTATCAAGAAGCGTTAGCACGAGGTGATTAGTGGCTGACCTAAATGCAGTAGCAGGCGCTGCTGGGTTGCCAGATAGTCAAAAGAAACAGATTGAGCGCTTAAATAAAGCGTTAGAATCTCATAAGGCTCTTTTGAATTTACCGGCAACTGTAGCTAATGAAGCCTACAATACTAAGTTTACACCAAAAGAACAGCAAGATTTGGTAGCTAAGTTTGGAACACAGTCTCCAGAAGAGAAACCAAATCGCGGCTGGTTGGGTACTGCTTGGCATTACACCGGTGGAAAGGTATTTGACTTTCTACAAGCAGCCTCTGACTTCTCAACTCGCGTTGCTCGTACTGGAATTATCGCTCTTGAAGAAGGACGTGACCTAGCAGATGCTTGGGATCGTTCTGAAAAAGACGGACAGAAGGTATTTAACGAGCGTCGTCTATCAGAAGCTGAAGAAAAGTACGGCAAGAATCTAATTAGCATAGCCAAGAAGATTCGTTCTGCTAAGAATAGCGAAGAAGTAGCCCAACTTATGGCTACTGCCAGCGAAGAAGAGAAGTACTGGCTACAGATTTCAGATAGAAGTATCACAAATCTTCCAGGTGCTGACGTAAAGAAAATTCAAGCAGACAGAGATTTACTTGATGATGCGCTATCTGCAGTAAATGCAGCGCAATATTCACCAGGTCGCTTTGTTGCTAACCTAATTGATACTTTTACACCTGGCGATTTCTATAAAAGTGGTTTCTTTTACAAGATTACATCAGGTGCTGCGGATGCAGCTTACCGAGTCTTTGCAGATCCTACGTTATTACTAGGAAAAGCTAAGCGTTTATATGATGTAAACAAGTATGCCTATGAAGCAATCGTTGCATCTGCTCGCAAAGGTGGCGATACTGCAGCAAATTACTTTGCTAAACCAGAAACTGTAAATTTTTGGAACCAATATGGTGCAAAACTAGAAGAACTACGTAATGCCACTGTAAAAGGTGAGAAGGTTGCTGCAGCAAAAGCACGCCGAGAGGCAGAACGCCTAGCTCCAGAGTTTGGTCCTGCAGTAGTTAACCTATTTAACAAGAACGGAATCAAGGATATTGATTCTGCTAAGGCTTTCTTCTATAACGAAGAAGATGCTTTTAAGGTTATGAGCGCAGGTACTGCTCGCCGTCGTATCCTTATGCCTAGACTTAACGCTGCTCGTGCAACAAGAGTAGCTATATTAACTGGAGCCAACAAAGTATTTAATCTAGATACCATTGGCGCTAAGTTAGTTGATGATTTCTTTGGCGCACCAGAGACTCAAGATGGAATCTATGAGGCTATCACCAAGTCTCCAGAGAAAATGATTGAAGCCGCTAAAGGTCTCAATGTTAAAGGTGTAAAGTCCTTGCGTTTCTCTAGCGCTGAGGTAGCAAAGCGTATTGATAATGCTAAGCGTAAGTTTACTCGCATCCCATTATTTAGAGATGACGCTTTTGATGTTACAGCAGGAGATGCACCAGATAAGATTTATCAATTAGCAGCGCTAGTTATGCCTACTCGCCAAGCACGTTTGGTATCTGAGACCTTCTCTGGTCTTGAAGAAGTAGGTAAGCGTAAAGAGTTTTACTATGGACTATATGCATCTATCGCTGAAATACGCGGTATGAATATGACTGTCAATGGTCAGGCAATAGTTCGTAGATTAACTGGCAAAGGTCAAGTTAAGTACAGCATCGCTGGAACTGATGACTATATTGACTTTGGTTTGCTACCTAGCGAAATGAATAACTTTGTCTCAGCTCCTAGCCTTGTAGACATAGATCGTATGTCATCTAGAAGCGGTCTTATTCAGCGTCTAGTTGGTGTATCTAATTCTAAGTTTATGGAAAGCGCTACAAACGCTTGGTCATTCTTTACCTTGGCTGGCTATCGTTACGCTCTACGTAACTCTATTGAAGATTTAATGGTTAACATTGCTATTGGTAATAGCCCTTGGGGTATTGCAAAGAGCCGTTATCTATCAACTCGTCTAAATACAGCAATGCGCCTTACACCAGGCTTGACTGCTCAAGAGAAGATAGCAGCAGAGCCTCTAGGTTTGATTATGCGCTTTGTTAATAAAAGCGAATCTGGTAAGTACGATGAGAAGATAAAGGCTATTGATGGCGTCCTTTCAGCTAAGAAAAAGAAAATTGCTGAGTATCAAGCTGCAATAAAAAATCCAGCAACAGATCCTGCAAAGATTAGAGGATATCAAGCTGGCATTCGCCGTATTCGTAAAGAAATCTCTGGCGGAGTAGAACAAGAAGTACGTAAGGTTATGGCAGAGGCTTTAACTGCAGGACGCGTACAAAGATTTGCTAAGAAGGCTGGCCTATCTAAACTAGATAGCGAAGGCTTAGAGTTATTAACAGAGCAAGTTCTATATGGTGATGTAGATAATCTACTATCTATCGTATCTGAAGGTGGATTTAACTTTGCATCTGGTGCTAACTATGTAGATTCAGCCTTTGATTTAGCCAAGACTCTTGGTGTAAAGCAGGCAGAACTACGTTTAGACTTAGGTGGATTAAAGAACCAATACGCTAAAGCAGCAGGTACAAGAGGCTTTACTGAGGTTGGTTTAGTACCTACAAACGAAGCATCTATGATTGCTTGGGCGCTACGTATCTCATTCTATGGCAATGATGAACTAGGTTCTATCGCACTTGCTAACGTAGATGAGCCAATCAAAGCTGTTAAAGCTATGAAAGAATGGCTCAATGATCCTAAGAATGCACAGGTTCTAAAGGATGCCAGACTATCTGCAGGCAAGAATCTATCTATAGATGAATATGCACAGATTGTTTACAATCGAGCAGCAGCTATTGTTACAGGTCGTAATGGCAAGATAAATACCAACCTGCTAGATAAGATTCGCACATACGATGCAGATTTAGACCGCAATGTGGTATCAGGTAAGTTATCTATGGATGACCTACCAGATAATCTAGATGAGATTCCTACATCTGTAGTTGGTCCAGAACTTGTACCAGTTGCTGATGTTAATAACTACACCTCACCTTTGATGCAAAAAGGTTGGGTATGGCTAGGTCTATCAACTGCTCGTCTATCTCGCCAGCCTATTGCACTATATGAAGTCACAAAGATTCGCAAACAAATGCGCAAGTCTGGATTCGAGCAGGCTTTCTATGATTTACATACTAAAGATATAGAAGATGCAGGGTCTAAAGCTGCAGCATTAGTAAATGCTAAGCGTGAATTTGCTAAGATGGTAGAAGAACGGGCTGTATCTCAGATATTACCGTATGTAGATAACCCACTTATCCGAAGCCAAGCAGCATTTTCTGCACGTAACTTTGCTCGTTTCTATCGCGCACAAGAGGATTTCTACCGACGTCTTGCTCGTATAGTTCGCTATAACCCAGAAGCAATCCAGAAGTTAGCACTTACATTCGACGGTGTAGCACACTCTGGTTGGGTACAAGAAGATGATCGTGGCGAGAAATACTTTGTTTACCCACACTTTGCTCCAGGATATAGAGCAATTCAGGGTGTAATGGAAGCACTTGGTATTCCACAAGACTTCAAGGTTCCATTCCCAGTACAGTTTGGTGCATCTGTAAAGATGCTATCGCCATCACTTAACACAGAATCTTGGTTACCAACCTTCTCAGGTCCTGCTGCAGCTCTACCAATTACAGTAATTGAGAACTTAACCAGCAGATTATTTGAGCCAGGTATGGGCGACAGTATCGCTAGATATACATTAGGTGAATATGCTGTAGGTACAAGCCTTGCATCTCGCTTTATGCCAGCGCACGTCAACCGATTCTTAAATGCAATGGATACAGATGAGCGCAATAGCCAGTATGCATCTGCATATCGTAAGGCTGTTACATATCTTGAAGCAGCAGGTCACGGTATTCCTAAGCGTTATGATGAAGCAGGCCAGTTAATACCACCATCTGCAGGTGAACTAGAGGCTTACCGCGAGCGTGTGGCTAATACAACCAGAGCGGTATTGGCAACTAGATTCGTATATGGTTTCTTTTTACCAGCATCACCCTCTGTCCAACTCAAGAGTGATATGCAAGAGTGGATTAGAGATGCAGGCCAAGCTAACTTTAAGCAATCATTTAATGCTCTAAGAGAGCAGTATGATGGCGACTATGACGCAGCAATGAAGCGTTGGGTAGAGTTATATCCAAATGCTGTGCCATATACAATCCCAGAATCAGAGCGCAAGACCGTAGCATTCTTTGGATATGCCGAAGAATCAGGTAAGTTCGTTGAAGAAAATCGGGATATGTTTGAGAAGTATCCTGAAGCAGCGGCATTCTTGATTCCACACAAAGGCGCATTCTCATTTGATGCCTACCGCACTATGGCTAATATGGGTCTTCGCTCAAATAAGCGAGTAGAAGATTACTTACGAGAAGTTCAGACAGCATCTGACCTGCAGATTTATTACCAGAAGCGTAATGAATATGAAGAGTCACTAAAGTATTCAACATCTGACTTTGCCCGTAGCCTTGCTCGTCAGCAATTCAATGACTGGAAAGAAAGATTCTTCGCCGGAAGACCTCTTGTCAAAGAGGAATTAAACCAAGGCGCAGAGAAGCAAATCAAAACATTACAAGCTCTTGATGATCTTCAGAACTTCTTAGATGATCCAACCTTTAGAGGTATTCGTCAAGATACACAAGATGTATTGCGACAGATGGTTCAGTCTTACGTTGGATATAAGACTCAGCGGGATATATTTGAACTAACTGGTTCTAATAGAGAGTTAGTCCAGATGGTTAAAGATGGAACCATATCAAAGATAAAAGAACTTGCTAAATACAATGAAAATACCCAAGCAGCCTACGACGTGCTGTTCGGCAGACTGTTGGATGACTAGGAGATAGTTAGAGATGGCAGAGGTCACACTCAAGAGTTTCTTGGACAATGACTCCCAAGTCAAGGCTGCACGTAAACAACTTACTGCTGCAAGCGCAGAACTCAATAAACAAAAGTCAGCACTTGCTGCTGCTGGTACTCGTCTTGACGCTGCTCAACGAGAGGCGCTTGAAAATCGCGTAGCCCAAGCACAGGCTAATTACAATACAGCCAGATCTAAAGCACAAGAAGTAGAGACCACTCGCTCTCAGTTCTATAGCCTTAATAAGCGTCAGATTGAGAAGAAGGCTACAACCAAAGAAGTAAATAAGGCTAAACAACAGCTTGAAGAATTACTTGTAGTAAAACAGAATCAACCTAATAACCCTATTATTGATTCTCGTATTGTTGATTTGAACGACCAAATCAATCAACGTGGTAAGTATGCTCCAAAGCCAGTAGCAAAACCCGAAGGCGCAGTAATTGGAGACCAAGCAGAATCAGTATCAACACCGCGTGATTATGTAGCAGAATTAAATGGCGCTGCAAAGATTGTTCGTGCTATGTCGCCTCAAGAGCGCCAGGATCTTGCTTCTGTTCTCAAAGCAGCTAGATTCTACGAAGGTCCAATAACTGGCGTTTACAGTGATCCTCTTGTAATTGCTTATCAAACAGCTATAAATGCTAACCAAACACGTTCTACTGCGTGGGGTGAAGAAGTACCTTGGGGTCAATTCCTACAGGATAAAATTGCAGAAGCTGCTGCTCTTGGTGATGGAGAAGGAAGAACTCCAACAGGAACAGTATCTCTATCAACTCCACTTGAGGCCGCTGCTAAGGTAGAAGATATATTCAAGTCAGAACTTGGACGTCTACCAACACCTGAAGAAGTTGATAAGTACAGCAAGAAGTTGATGGCTCGTGAAAAGAAACAGTCATCTATCACCAAGGCTACAACAAAGAAAATTGGTGGAGTTCTTGTAACTGAATATACTGGTGGTCTAGATAGAGACCAGTTCTTACAAGAGTTAGTCCGTAAACTTCCTGAATATTCAGAGAAGAAAACTGCAGCAAAGTCTTTAACAATACAAGATTTACAGAAAACAGCAGCAGCAAACGGTTTAAGTTTAGATAGAAACTTTGGTGCAGATGTAGTTCAAAGTTGGGTTAACCGAGTTGAAGCCGGTGAAGATATTGATATCTTTAAGAACCTAATTCGCAAGACTGCAGCGGTTGGACTACCAGATAGCGTAGCCAAACTTGTAGATAGTGGTATAGATCTTGATACTGTTTATGCTCCATATAAAAAGACTATGGCTACTATTCTGGAGATTCCAGAGAACTCAATTACTTTAGACGATGCAACGCTACGTAGCGCTATCGGTCCAGATAAGCCTATGACAATATATGATTTCCAACGACAACTTCGCAAGGATGCTCGTTGGCAGTACACAGATAATGCTCGTGAAGATGTATCCACTGCAGCTCTTCGGGTACTACAAGACTTCGGATTCCAGGGGTAATAATGGCGACACCAGATAGATTAGAAAGAATTAATGCAGCCAATGCTGTGGTTCCAGGTTCTGCTCAGGATCCATTTTATCAATCAACTGGTAAAGAAAAAACAGTAACCATTAACGGCAAGACTTATACAGGCATAGATGTTGGTTCAACTAAGCCACCTGCCGCTGGAGGTGTTGGCTCTGTTTCTCCTGCAACTGGTTTAACTATTAGTGGCACTGAGCGCAATATGGCTAAAGAGCGCGAAGCAATGAATCTTGGTTATACCAAGGAATACATTGCATCTCGCGGAGGTATTAATTCTCAAGGCTATTTCAATGACACACCTTTATCTGGTCAATTAACTGCTGAAGAATATAAAAAAGTAACTAAAGCAGATGGCACTATTAATACTGCTGAAATGGCTAGAATCCTACAAGAGAAGCAGATTGCAGAACTTGTTTCTAAAGGAATGTCAAGAGAAGAAGCAACAAAAAAAGTATCTAGCCAGTTTGGTCAGTTTGGCGTAGGCGGTGCTGGCGGTGGCGCTGGTGGTGCTGGTGGCGCAGGCGGAACTGGCGCAGGTGCAGGTATTGGCGTTGCAGATACAGAAGCACAAAAAGAAGCACGCTCTGCCTATAACTTATTATTTGAACAATTCAATAGATACGGTCTTGGTGGTTTAGTAGAACCACTAAAAGCATTTATTGTAGATGGATTATCTCCAGCAGAATTTACTATTCGCTTACGAGATACTGATGCATATAGAAAGCGCTTTGCCGCTAACCAACAACGTATAGCAAGAGGTCTTGCTGCATTAACAGAAGCAGAATATATTGGTTTAGAAGACCAGTATCAAAACATTATGCGTCAATATGGACTACCTCAGTCTTATTACACACGCGGAGATATGGGTCGTCAAGAAGGATTTGAGAAGTTTATTGCTGGTGATGTATCTGCAACAGAACTTGAAGATAGAATCCAGACTGCACAGAATCGCGTAATTAACGCTGCTCCTGAAATTGCAGCTACATTAAAGTCTTACTATCCAGACATTACAAACGGTGACATCCTTGCCTATGCCTTAGATCCAGATAAGGCAATCACAGATATCCGCCGTAAAGTAACTGCTGCTGAAATTGGTGGTGCTGCACAGATGGCAGGACTAACAGCAGGCGTTGCTAGAGCAGAAGAACTTGGTCGCTATGGAGTAACCGGTGAACAAGCAAGAACAGGATTTAGAACAGTAGCAGAAGTTGCACCTCGTGGTGGACAACTTGCTGAGTTCTATCGTCAAGCTCCATATACACAAACAACTGCAGAGACGGAAGTCTTTGGACTTGCTGGCGCAAGCGAAGCTGCAAGACAGCGTAGAAAATTAACAGAACTTGAAACTGCTGCCTTCTCCGGTCAAGCCGGAACTACAGGTGGCGCATTAGCCCGCGATAGAGCAGGGGCATTCTAGGCCTGCCAACAGAACCACCGGCCTGTTGGAGAGATATCAAGACCGGAAGTAGGAGCCATATGGTGTTCCCCAAACCATATGAGGCCTGCGACAACTACTAATAAGGGAGAAACGGACCTATGTCCAACTACGACTACGAAGACGACGATGATGATTTCAGCATCGAAGATAAGGCTAACGACCTCGTCAAGCAGTTGCGTAAAGCAAACAAGCAGAAAGAAAAAGAACTAGCAGAATTAAAGAGCCAGTTTGAAAATCTTTCTAAAGCACAAAGAGAACGAGCAATCAAGGACGCCCTCGCTAGTCGCGGGGTAAACAGCAAGATTGCTGCATTTATCCCACAGGATATAGACCCAACTGAGGAGTCTGTATCAAAATGGCTTAGTGATTATTCCGATGTATTCGGTATTGATACTGAGTCAAACCAGGCTACACCTAACGTAGATCCAAGACAGGCTAAGCAATATCAGAAAATGACCCAAGCAGTTGATGCTGGTTCAAGTCCTGATGGTAGCGATGACATTATGCGTCGCTTATTAAATGCTAATAGCCGAGAAGAATTGGATGAAGTCATTAGGCAGTCTGGACTCTAATCCGATCCTAACATAGAAAGGCGGTGCGAAAAATGGCAACACCTGCTGGTTCACCCACCACGGTATCATCCATTTCAGCTCTCGTACAGACGGCGTATGACCAATACGTCCGTATGGCGCTTCGCTCCATTCCAGTAATGCGTGCAATCGCCGATGTAAAACCTGTTCAACAGGCTATGCCAGGAGCGTCAGTTGTTTTCTCCATCTATTCAGATCTTAGCGCTGCAACCAGCACTCTGACAGAAACAGCCGACGTTTCCTCTGTTGCCCTAGGCAACCCATCACAAGTAACCGTTACTCTTCAAGAGTACGGCTCTGCTGTGACAACAACCAAGAAGTTAAACCTAACTTCATTCAACGACGTAGATGCAGCTCTTGCTGACATCATTGCTTACAACGCTGCCGATTCAATCGACCAGGTTGTAGCAGGTGTTCTAACATCAGGAACAAACGTAATCTACGCAGGTACCGCAACAAACACCAACGGTATTACTTCAGCAATGACAATCTCTGTTGCTGATATCCGCGAGGCTGTTGTTCAGCTACGTACCAACAAGGCAGTACCTCGCATTGGCGAGCTATATGCTGCTTACCTACACCCACGTCAATCTGCAGACCTCCGTGCCGAATCCGGTACCGGTGGTTTCCAGGAACTCACCAAGTACGTCGAGCGCACACCGTTCGTCGCTGGTGCAGTCGGCGTTCTTGAAGGTGCGTTCATCGTTGAAACACCTCGTGTCCCATATGCTGCAAACAGCGGCTCTGTAAATGTTTACAGCGCAGTTATTGCAGGTCGTGAAGCCCTTGCAGAAGCACAGGCTCAAGACATCAGCACCGTCATTGGTCCAGAAATCGACGCTCTACGTCGTTTCCGCACCATTGGTTGGTACTACTTCGGTGGCTTTAATCGCCTCCGTGAAGCAGCTCTATATCGCATTGAGTCTGCTACATCAATCAACTAGTTGGTTGTCTGCTGGGCAGGGGAAACCCTGCCTAGTGGTGAATTAACTAAGAAAGGACGAGATGACTTTATATCAGGTAACTACACCTTGGCAGAATGAAACTTGGATTACTGGTAGTCAATATGATCCATATGCTCGTCTTGCTGGTCGTCCACTTAGCAACGGTAGCTATTTAACTGATATAGGCAGAGGCGTAACTTTAATCGTTAATGGAACTACAGTTACTGAAACTCGTACTCCATACCAGAATGATTTAGAAGATGCTGACGCTTACTATCTAGGCGGTCACGAATACGTAGTAGACCAGTCAGCAGCAGATATACTTATCAACGCAGGTTACAGCGAATATGTAACACCGATAGCAGGGACTTGATGACTAATCCAAACTGTCGTTCTGGGTGTAAGACCCAAGACCACGACTCATACTCAGACTGCCTACAGGCAGCAAACTTCGGATTTGCAGGGTGTTTCCCCACTCGGCAAGGTTGGGACAAAACCAAAGAGAACGCTGATACTGCAGAGTTAAACTCTTATTACTCAGCAGTTCGCCAAGGCATTGAACCAATTAGCACAAAGAAAAAAGATATAGATGCAGCAGTAAGACTGTCGAATGAAGCTGGCAAGGCTTTCGACGGTAACACTATGACCTTTAAGGAGTAACAATGCCAATCTCAGATCCAGCACAATATAAGAATAAATACAAGGCGTCAGAACGCCCAGAGTTTTATCAGCCATATCCATCAGATTCCAATGATGGTCCGTTTATGACCTATGAAGGAATCTCCAAGGGAGCGCCAGGTAAGGCTGCACCAAAGCAGGGCAAGTAATGAAAAAGGATTCCAGCAAGAAGCACGAGCGTACTGAATCAAAGAAAGAAATGATTAAAGAGTACGGTAAGAAAGCCGCTGCTAAAAAGATGGTTGCTCGTAAAACCGTCAAGGGTGATGGAATGATGACTACAAAAGAAATCACCAAGATTTACAAGAAAGCAACAAATAAAAAAGGTAAGTACGACCCAACCAAGATTCCAGGATTTTCTTACGGAAAAGGAACAAAGTAATGAAGAAAGCTAAAGGCGCTAAGAAGGTTGCCAAAGTTATGCGTGAGTTTAAATCAGGAACTCTTCATTCAGGTAAGAAGGGTCCAGTAGTAAAGTCTCGTAAGCAGGCTGTAGCTATTGCTCTATCCGAAGCAGGAATGGCTAAGAAGAAAAAGAAGAAGTAATGTCGTCGGGCAAATATAGACGCCACGACGGATTTAACTCAGTTCAAATCAAAGATGGTTTTGTAGTACGTCTAAGAAAAGATGGAACTGTCAGAACTGTCCTTGGAAAGTATGGGGAATATGGCAAGCAAAAAGGATCCAAGGTTAACTAGAGCCGGAGTATCTGGCTTTAATAAGCCAAAGAGAACACCTAGCCATCCGACGAAATCTCACGTAGTAGTAGCCAAAGTTGGCGAACAAGTAAAGACAATTCGTTTTGGTCAGCAAGGTGTAACCGGCGATAAGAAGCCAACAAAACGTCAAGCATCATTTAAGGCTCGTCACGCAGCCAACATTGCCAAAGGCAAAATGTCTGCTGCTTACTGGGCAGACAAGGTGAAGTGGTGAAGAGAAAAGCATTCTGGGATCAACCAAACCCAAAGAAGCGTAGTAAGAAATTAACACCAGCACAGAAGACCGCCGCTAAGAAGCGAGCGAAAGCAGCAGGCCGTCCATATCCAAACCTTGTGGACAATGCCGCAGTAGCAAAGAAGAAGAAGTAAGGAGCGTAAGGTGCCAACATACGGAAATTCTAATTCGACTCTAAATCAGGAATTAAACCGCCTTGCTAATGGAGGCACCTACCGCACTAATGATCAACAGGTAGATAGCGCTTTGGCTGCAAAGCAGTGGGCTATTGCAAGAGGAATTACGCCATATCACACAGACACTGTAGGAGTTCTAAATGACATCGCGGGTATTACAGGTCCTGCTAAGAATCACCTTGATTATAGCGGTGTATGTAATTTCCTCGCTGGCACTTCTGGCTTGGCTGCAGCAGCAGCTCTCAGAGAAATCGAGTCCTGATGAGTGCTAAGTATAACTTAGTCTGTGAACAGGCAACTACATTTAATTTTCAGTTTCAAGTATTAAACAATACGACCAGTGGGTCTACACCTTGGAACTTGACTTCATATACAGCAACTATGACTGTGCGCCCGTTCTTGGGTTCTACAACTACAACAGTCGTTGCTTCTACAGCAAATGGTCGCATCGTTCTAGATGCGCTTAACGGTCGCATTACAGTAACTATAGATGCTGCAACTACTGAAGATTTCTCAGCAGGTCGTTATGTCTATGACCTAGTAGTTACAACTGGTGCTACAACTACAAGACTTTTAGAGGGTAAGTTTACAGTGACTGCAGGGGTGACACTATGAGTGAAACAATCATTGTCATTGAATCCATTACCCCGCAGGTATCGGTACAATTTTCAGCAGATCAAGGACCACAAGGAACGCAAGGCGTTACCGGTCCTACAGGTTCAACCGGTCCTACTGGCCCAGCAATTACTGGAGCAACAGGTGGAACTGGTCCAACAGGAAGTACAGGAGCTACAGGTGCTACAGGTTCGACAGGTCCTCAAGGGTCTACTGGCCCGACGGGTTCGACCGGTGCCACAGGACCCACAGGCGATACGGGCGCTACGGGAAGCACAGGCCCAACAGGACCTCAAGGTGATACAGGCGCAACGGGAGCGACTGGACCGACTGGTGACACAGGCGCAGTAGGAGCTACCGGACCAACCGGTGACACAGGACCACAAGGTCCAACAGGTGACACAGGTCCTATCGGACCGACAGGTGACACTGGGGCAACCGGTGATACCGGTCCAGTAGGCTCAACAGGTGCTACTGGTGACACCGGACCAACCGGTCCACAAGGTATTCAAGGCGTTACAGGCGCCACCGGCGATACAGGTCCTCAAGGACCTACCGGAGATATGGGTCCTACAGGCCCTACAGGGGCCACAGGAGCCACTGGAGACACAGGTCCTACCGGAGACACCGGACCGATAGGTCCAACTGGTCCTACGGGCGCTACAGGCGATACCGGACCGCAAGGCATACAAGGTGTAACCGGAGCAACCGGACCTACAGGAGATACAGGACCTACTGGTCCTCAAGGAGAACAAGGAGTAACAGGTGCAACAGGTGCTACTGGCGATACTGGTCCTACTGGTCCCGCTGGCGCTACTGGTGCAACAGGTGCTACAGGACCAACTGGAGCAACTGGCGATACTGGAGCAACTGGAGCTACGGGACCGACTGGACCTACCGGACCAACTGGAGATATAGGACCAACAGGTGCCACAGGTGCAACCGGAGCAACAGGCGCAGATGCAACGGCGCTTCCAGGTATATTAATGCTAGGTGGAATGTAGAATAAGGTAATGAAAGTTGCCGTCTATACGATTGCTCTAAATGAAGAGCAGTTTGTTGCTCGTTGGTATGACTCCAGTAAAGAAGCTGATTATCATTTAATCTGCGATACCGGATCTACGGATAGAACTGTAGAGATAGCAGAGTCTTTAGGTATCAAAGTAGTCCATTGTAAAGTCAAACCATTTAGGTTTGATGATGCAAGGAATATGAGTCTATTCTCATTGCCAGAAGATATTGATTACTGCGTTGCTTTAGATATGGACGAAGTAATGGTAGATGGCTGGAGACTAGAACTTGAAAAGGCTTTTGCTGAAGGAACAGATAGACCGCAGTATAGATTTATTACTGACTGGGATGCTGAAGGCAAACCAGCAGTAGAGTTTGATGGATTTAGAATCCACAGACGTCACGGTGTTAGATGGATATATCCAATCCACGAAGTGCCAAGCACATTTGATGGACCAGATAATCGCAAGCGATATAACTTTGAAATTCATCATATGCCAGATAAGAATAAATCTAGAGGTCAGTATCTGCCGATGCTTATTATGGCAGCTAAAGAAAATCCAGACTCTAGAAATCTTTATTATCTAGGCAGAGAATATTTCTATCGTCAGCAGTATGTTGAATGTGCCAATACTCTAAAGCAATATTTAGAGAAGTCAGTATTCAAAGCTGAGATGGCTTATGCAATGCGAATGCTTGCTAAGTGCGAGCCAGAACAGGCAGAAGAATGGCTAACAAAAGCAATAGAAACATTCCCTTGTAGAGAATCTCTATTGGCTTTGGCTAATCATTACTATATGACTCAGCAGTGGGATGAATGTATCTTAGTTAGCAAAGAGGCTTTGAAGGTAACACAGAAGCCAACCGAGTTCCTATCTGAAGGATGGGCTTGGGGACATATGGCAGATGATTTGATAGCAGTCTGCTCTTGGCAGAATAAAGATTTTAAGACGGCTTACAAACACGGCAAGAAGGCGGCAGAGATGTCGCCCAATGATGAACGGCTACAGAAGAACCTAGCGTTCTATAAGGAGAAAATAAATGCCAACGTTCGACGAACTGGTGGACGAGGTAAAAAGTAACCTAATTGGTTATGCCCTACGCCAAGACCGCCTGACTTATATAACCAATCAAAACGGTATAACAACTAGCACATCTGCTATTACCGTTGGTTCATCTGACAATCTTGCTAAAGGTATTATTGAAATTGATGATGAGTTGATTTGGATTGACTCATTTAATAAGCAGAGCAATACGCTAAACGTAGCACCAGGATTCGGTCGTGGCTATATGGGAACTACCCCAGCACCACACTCAGCAAACGCAATGGTAACGCTTTCTCCTTCGTTCCCTCGCGTCAATATCAAGAAGGCTATCAACGATACAATCAAGAGTTTCTATCCAAAGTTATTTGCAGTAGGTTCAACAACCTTTACTTTTAATGCAGCACAGACGACCTATGCTCTGCCTGATGACTGCAGGGAAGTTCTTTATATGTCTTGGCAGACAACAGGATCTAGTCGTGAGTGGCTACCTATCAAGCGCTGGCGCTTTGACCCATTAGCTAACGTTCCTACTTTCAATACCCAAAAGACTATTAACTTGTATGAGAACATTCAGCCAGGTAGAACTGTCAAAGTTTGGTACACAATGGTTCCAGATACTATGGATTCTAATACCGATGACTTTGTAGATGTAACCGGTTTACCTGATTCTTGTGTAGATGTAGTTGTCTACGGAGCAGCTTATCGTCTATTGACATTCCTAGATGCAGGTCGTATCAATCTTACTTCTGCTGAATCTGACTTTGCTGATTCTAAGAATCCATATAACTCAGGCTCTGCTGCAAGCAGATATGTCTTTGCATTATTCCAACAGCGTCTACAGGAAGAAGCGCTTAAGTTGGCAGACCAATTCCCAATCAGACTCCACATCACCAAGTAAGGAAGGCATATGGCACGTCTATTCAGTTCGATCAGCGTAGCGACAACGCTGGCATCTGGTATATCAAATAGCGCGACATCATTTACAGTTGCCGCCGGTACTGGCTCTGCCCTTCTCGGTGGGGTCACTATCAACAGCGGAGACCAGTTCACACTGGCGCTAGACCCAGATACACAAAATGAAGAAATCGTATTTGCTACTGCAGTATCTAGCGATACCTTTACAGTATCTAGAGGAGAAGCTGGCTCATCTGCAGTAACCCACGCAGCGGGTGCAACAGTCAAGCACGTCCTTACCGGTGATGACCTAACTTGGTTTGAGTCTAATACAAGCCCAGTATCTTCTTGGGGAATTAGTGGATCATCAAGCGGAATTACAACTTTAGTAGCAACTGCTGTAGCTTCAGGAACGTTAACACTTCCAGCCGTTACAGATACAATCGTATCTTTGACAGCTACACAGACATTAACCAATAAGACTTTAACAAGCCCAACTATTTCTACTCCAGTGCTAACGTTGTCTACAACATCAGCAACTGCTGAAGGTAGAATTGCTTGGGAAGGAACTAACGACAAGATTGTAGTTGGCGATGGTTCTTCTACAAAAGAATTTACACCTAATACTGTAAGTATCAATGCCCAAACTGGAACTACATATACTTTGGTTTTAACTGATAGAGATAAACTGGTTACTTTAAGTAATGCTTCTGGCATAACTTTAACTGTGCCAACTAATGCTTCTGTTGCATACGCAACCGGCACAGTAGTAAATATCCAGCAAATTGGAGCAGGTCAAGTAACTGTAGCTGGCGATACTGGCGTTACAGTAAATGGAACCGGAACTAAAACCCGCGCTCAATGGTCTGCAGCAAGTCTTGTTAAGACAGCAACGGATACTTGGACCTTGATTGGAGACCTAGCCTAATGCCAACCACATATAAAGTATTAGGGCAGTTAGCCCCAGCCTCAACAACTGGTACTCTGTATACAGTACCTGCTGCTACGCAGACAGTTGTTTCTACAGTCAATGTAGTCAATACTGGATCTGCTTCAGCAACGGTTTCTATAGCAGTAAGACCAGATGGTGCCACTTTAGAGACTAAACATTATCTAGTTAAAGACCTGCCGATTGCTTCAAAGACTACCTTTACATATACCGCCGGTATTACACTAGATGCATCAGATGTAATCACAGTCGTATCATCAACGAATGACTGTGCGTTCAATGCGTTCGGAAGCGAGATAGCCTAATGTCAGTAAATCTAACTCCTAATCCAAATGTTCTAGGTCCAACAGGGCCAACCGGAGCAACTGGAGCAACTGGTAGTACCGGTGCTACAGGACCAATAGGACCTGGCGGTGTTGATGCAATCAACGTTCAGTCAGGAACTCTTTATACATTGGCACTAACTGATGCAGATAGCCTTATTTCAATCAGCAATGCTGGTACTCAAACTATTGTTATCCCGCAGAACTCGTCAGTATCTTTTGCTACTGGCGCTGCAGTTAATATTGTAAGAGCAGGAACTGGACCAGTTCAGATTACTCAAGGATCTGGCACAACTATTCGTTCTACCGGAGCTACCGCTACTGGTCCATATTTACGCGCTCAGTATTCCGCAGCAAGTATGTTATATGAAGGTACAAATGTTTGGTATGTGATAGGAGACATTTCATAATGACACCTATTCTTGGTATTTGGGCTTCATCTATTGCAAAAGTAACTGGCTCTTATGAGTCTATTGCTACTACTACTGTAGGTTCTGGTGGTTCTGCCTCTGTTGAATTTAGTTCTATACCTTCTACTTACACACATTTACAAATCAGAGCGATAGTTAGAAGTACTTATGCTTCATCTGTAACAACAGGAAGCGGTTTCATAAGATTCAATTCAGACACAGGTTCTAATTATTCGTGGCATATACTAAGAGGTAATGGTGCAGCCGCAAGTGCTACGGCAGGTACATCAGCTACTTACAGCTTAGCATTTTCCGACATAGGCGGTACAAGCGTAACCAGTTTTTTCGGTGCTGGCGTATTAGACATTTTAGATTATGCCAATACAAATAAATATAAAACTGTTAGAGTTTTGAGCGGTGCAGATGGAAATACAACAAACGACGATTATCTCTATCTTGCTTCGGGTTCTTGGCGAAATACAAATGCAATAACGACAATTACAATTTTACCAAGCACAAACAATTTTGCCCAATACTCACACTTTGCTCTCTACGGAATAAAGGCGGCATAATATGGCAACTACATACGAACCGATTGCAACGACAACTGTTGGAACAGCAACAGACACAGTTACCTTTTCTTCTATTAGTGGAAGTTATACAGATTTAGTTATAATTTTTAATGGAACTGCCGCTGCTTCAACTACCGCTGGTTTAAGATTTAATTCTGATACTGGTAGCAATTATTCACATACTTATATTTTAGGTGATGGGTCTACTGCTTTTTCAAGTAGAGGAAGTAACACAACTTTTATGAATCAGTTTTATCCTAATACCACAATAGGAACAGTAATTTTTAATATACTAAATTATAGTAATACTACTACATATAAAACAGTATTGACTCGTGTATCAAATACTGGCAATTATGCTGGAGCATTAGTAGGTTTATGGCGAAGCACTTCCGCTATTACTAGCGTTACTTTATTTGGAAATGGCACTAATTTCGCTACTGGCTCAACATTCACCCTTTACGGAATCAAGGCTGCTTAGGAGATATTATGGGAGTTACATATACAGCAATAGCCACAACAACTGTAGGTAGTGGTGGGGCTTCTACTATTGACTTTACTAATATTCCACAGACTTATACTGATTTGGTGTTAAAGGTTTCCGCAAGAGGAACAGTAAATACTGCTTCAAATGGACATTATTACACAATAAATTTGAATGGTTCCACAACTAATAAAACTCAGATTTATCTTCAAGGTAGTGGTTCTAGTAGCGGAAGTGGTTCCACATCAAGTTTTACTACATATATGGACCCAAGTGAATATACCGCAAGCACATTTTCTAACGCTGAAGTATATTTACCTAATTATGCTGGTTCAAATTACAAATCTATGAGCGTTGATGTTGTAATGGAAAATAATGCAACAGAGGCATACAGTACTTTTTACGCACAACTTTGGTCTAATACCGCAGCAATTACAAGTATCACCCTTACTCCTGGCGGTGGAAACTTTGCCCAACACTCAACAGCAACTCTATATGGAATCAAAAACTCTTAAGAAAGGAAAACAATGCCAACCAAACTCGTAGTTGATTGCTCAACTGGAATCACAACAGAGGTAGAACTTACCGCTGAAGAGATTGCACAGCGTGAAGCAGATGCTGCTGCATTTGCTGAAGCAGAAGCGCAACGCCTTGCTGATGAACAAGCAAAGGCTGCTGCAAAGCAAGCTGCTCAAGACAAACTAAAGGCTCTTGGCCTAACTGATCTTGAAGTAGCTGCACTCGTAGGCGCATAAATAAACCAGTCAAAGGAGTAGTAAGTGGCACCGTATGGTGATGATGTTACAGAGGGCTTGCCCTATTCTCTTTCAAACCCTTCGGGTTCTACTGTCTACTCTGCTACCGGTGAAGCATACGATGTAGCCATCAACGGGCTACCGTTCTTTATCAACTCAGGTGATGACACGCCCTATCGCCGTGTTACTGCTGCCTACAGAAAGCAACAGATTGACCAGAGTAGAGAGCCTGGTGAGCAGACTCTTACCGGTTGGTGGTTAAGAAGCCAGTCTTCATTCCACTTTGGACAGGGTATTAAATACTTTGAGCCAGCTCAAGATGAATCTTTAAGATTCCAGTACACCGAATCTAAAGGATGTAACGTCTGGGAGAAGGGTCAAGTAACTTTAATCAACGATGTTGACCTAAGCCATATAACTACCGGTGCGCTAAAGAGTAATAATAGACCTAACCAACATCTTCGATCTGCTAAGTGGAATCAGAGTGGCAATACCTATGACGGTGTGCTACTGCACGACGATGGAGATATTGACAAGGTATTTCCTACCATCACAGCATCTGTAACTAATAAGGCTTTGACTTCCAATGTGGCTACACTTACTGCTACTGCTCACGGCTTTGCCGTTGGGTTTGAAGTAGTCGTTACTGGTGTAGATGCTACCTTTAACGGTACCTATACCATCACGGCAGTCACTGCTAATACATTCTCCTACGCTAAGACTGCAGGAGATGTTGCATCTACCGCAGTATCACCTGCCGGAACTGCAACTAGCGAGATAGAACACTTTGTAGATTATGCAGGAGGCGGTGCTTACCGCGTCTATGCGATGTGTGACGATGGCGTATATGTCTATTGGATTACCTTAATTGATGATTCAGGCACAGACAAGACTGCTATGTACAAACGTCCTATTGATTCAAGCGCTGCCGCTACTGAGATGTTCAAGACTACATCTATCATCGTTGAAGATGCCTGTATGGAGTTCACTAAAGAACGTATCGTAGCTACAATAAATAACAAAGTATTTGAAATTTCAACTACTGCTTCTGCTCTACCTACTGCTGTTTATACCCATCCAGTAGATGACTTTAACTATTCCAGCATTACCTCATCTGGCGCTGCTATCTATGTAGCTGGCTTTTCAGGTAGCCAATCTAATATCCAAAAGTTTACTTTATCTAGTACTGGAACTATGCCTACCTTAACCTCTGCTATTACTGCAGCAGAGATGCCTAGCGGTGAACTTATCTACAAGATTTATTATTACCTTGGCTATATGCTTATTGGAACTACTAAAGGTGTCCGAGTAGCAGCAGTATCTGATGATGGATCTTTAGCCTATGGCCCATTATTATTTATATCAGAGCAACCAGTCTATGACTTTGCTGCTAGAGACCGCTATGTCTGGTGTGCAACTAACGTAGATGGCGCTCCAGGAACTACCAGAATTGACTTAGGACAGAGCCTAGGAACTCTAATCTTTCCGTACGCTTGGGATACTTACTACTTCCCAGAGACCGTCGCTAATAGGGTTACAGGGCGTTATACGACCGCCTGTGCTTTTATTAACGGAACAGACCGTCTAGCTTTCTGTACAAACCATACAACCACAAATGGTCGCGTTTATATTGAGACTGCAGATGGTGGTAGGAAGGTCTATGAAGGCTACATACAGACAGGCTTCGTTCGATATAACACCACAGAGAACAAAATCTACAAGGTTATATTCCCTCGCTTTGACTCTACCAATGGTGGTCTAAAAGTCTATTCAATCCAATCTACAGATGCTGAGTTTCTAATTGGTAACTTTGCTCAGACTGGTCTTATTCAGGAAGTTAATATCAACTATCCAGTAGGACCGCAGGAGTATGTAGGCTTTAAGTTTACTCTTACTAGAAGTACAACTAATACCTCTAATGGACCACTATTTACTGGCTATCAATTAAAGGCTCTGCCTGCAGTTCCTCGTCAGCGGTTGATTCAATACCCGCTACTTTGCTTTGACAGAGAATCAGATAAGTTTGGCGTAATGGTTGGCTATGATGGCCGAGCATACGACAGAATGGAACAGCTCGAATCAGTTGAGAATGCTGGAGATACTATCCGCATCGAGGACTTTAGGACCGGTGAGTCTTACCTTGGACTGATTGAAGAGTTGGACTTTATCAACCGCACACCTACTGACAAGAGGTTCTCCGGATTTGGTGGAATCCTTGTTGTCACTATCCGATCCGTATAGGAGCTAATCAATGTCCCCTACCGAATGGGCAGGCCTTGCCGTATCTGCTACTACCATAGTTGGCGCAGCCGCTATGGGAGTAAAGCACCTCACCAAGCATTACCTATCAGAATTAAAGCCCAATGGCGGTAGTTCTTTGAAGGATAAAGTAAATCTTTTAGAGACCAAGGTTGACTTGTTAAGCGAGTTAGTTAAGGAAGCAATCAAGCGATGACCCATTGCATCCACGTATATCAATACGTCGGAGCAGAAGTCTGTCCTCATTGTGGTAGAGATACTCACGAACCTGATATGGAAAAGCAAAATAAGATTAATAGAGACTGGTTGAAAAGGAATCCTAATGCCTGGAGAGAAGTTGGATGGTGGTCAATATGAAGAAGGTAGTCAAAGTAGCAAGTCCTGCTGCCGTCGCAGTGTTGCGACAGGCAACTGCTCTTGCTCCGAATCGCAAGAAGGCGAGCGATGGACTGCTTCCTTCTGCTGCGCACCTAAAGGCATCACCGAACTCGGATCACAACTCGGGTCTTGCTGTTGATTTAACCCACGACCCAGCTAATGGGATTGACTGCAGGGTTATCTTTGATAAGTTGAAGGACGATAAGCGGGTAGATTATCTGATATTCAATAGCAGAATCTGGTCTGCTCGTAACGGCGAAAGAGACTATACAGGTAGAAATCGCCACGAAAAACATCTGCATATTTCCATCAAGGCGGAACACTCTAAGGACACCAGTCCTTGGTTTG